ACCAGGATAAGAGCTGACCTTCTAATATTACCCACTACGACACAGCACCCGATCCCGTTCGCGAGGTCCGCCACGAGGCGCGTCGACCCGAACTCGCCGCGGATGTAGCGCTCGCACGTCATGCGAACGTGGTCATGAAGGTGTTGAAGTGGCGCCGGCCCACCTGCGAGCCCACCGAGGCCCTTGAGAGGCGTTCCAGCGGGACGGATATTCGTGTAGTCGAACACAACGGGGTTCGTGCCGCGCTCGTACGAGCGCATGAGCACCTCGAACGACTCGACCCAGCCCTCACGCGTGTCCGGCACGACGTACAGGACTTCCGGCCCATCAGGGCGGGTGAGCTTGTGCGGCCTGGGGACGCACTCGTAGCCGACACCCGCGCCGGCCATAAGGCAGTCCATCGACCATCCAAGATCCACGGAGAGCGTAACCACATCCACGTACGCGCAGTTTGTTACGGCCATCGCGCCGCGCTCGTACACGTAGTTGCTGCCCATCGCCCAGAGCCCACGCCCAGGCGGGAGGCAGTTCATCTGATGGAAGGCGACGGCCATCTCGGCCGCGAGATCCTGCCAGCGGGCGTCATCCCACGGCAGACGGCACCTCTGGTACCAGTCCTTGCGGATGCTCATGACGCCGTCGACGACGCGGAGGATGGTGTCGGGCCACGCTTCCTGACGCCCGTCGGCCATCAGGCGGCTGTACGTTCTGTGGTACACGGCTGATCCGAACCCATCGAACCCGAACTTGTAGGACATCCCGCGGATCTGCGCGCGCACCGCCGGGCTCAGCTCGAACCGCGCGCGGACGAACGGATCGCGCGGTGTCGCGGGGTCCGTGTGGGGCGAGGGGATGATGACGCCACGACGAACCACGGGCGCAGCCGGGGACGCACTCATACGAGCACTCACAGGGGGAGGGAGTTGAGGGCCGACAACCGCCAGCGGGCTCGCCCAGCCTGTCCGGGCGCTCTACGTCTTCGTTCCGCGATCTTGCCTGAGAGGCGCGCAGAACACAACCACTTCGCCGCTTCGTCCTAAAGCCCGGACGCCCAGCGGAAGATGCGTACTGCGGCGCCGAGAAGGAGGGCGAAGAGGGGGATGGTCAGCGCGAACAGCGTCGCCGCGAACACGACGAGCGAGCGGATGGCGCGGTCCGTCTCGGCCGCGCGTGCCGCTTCGCGCTTGAGCCTGTCCTCGTCGTTGACGGCCTGAAGCGGGTCGTCGTCCGCCACGGCGATGCCTACACCTGGACGAGATGGATGAGCCCGGCCTCTTCGAGCGCGGGGTTCACGGCGCGCTTCTCGGCGTTGAGGCCGAGGGCGAAGATGAGCGCGCTCACCTGGGCGCCGGTGATGGCCTGGATGCGCTCACTCGCAACGATGTTCTGCACGAACTGGTCGTACTCCTGCGCCTGCGCGGCGTCGGCTGGACGCCCGCCCGCAAACTTCTGCGCCATCTCGGCCTTGAGCTGCGCCACGCGCGCCGCCGCCTCGGCCGCCTTCTGCTCCTTCGTGCGCGCGGCCTTCAGGCGCTCGGGCCACGAACGGTCGACGTGCCCGGCGGGGACACCAGCGGCGGCAGTGCCGTTGCTCGGAGCGGAGGGCGAGGCCGACGGCGTGCCCGAGAGGCCGGCGGACGCCGGGAGCTTGCCGAGGACGGCGGCGTAGACGGCGCCAATCTCGCCCTTGGGGAGGCGGGCGGTGGCGAACTCACCCGCCTGGACGGCTGCGGCCACCTGGCCGACCGTCTCCCACCCCGCCTTGGCAGCGATCTTCTCGGCGCGCTCGGCCAGGCCGAGGATGCTGCGGGGCTCCGCGTAGAAGTCGGCGACGGTGGTGGTGTTCTGCGGCGCGGGGAGAGCCATCACCCCCGCGCTGACGGTCGCCGGGGGCGCCGCGCTGAGCTGCGCGCGCAACCGCACGATCTCCGCCTGCGCAGTGTGCAGGGCGCCGGCCGCATCGTCGCGCTGGCGCGCGATGGCGTCGATGGCCGCGCGGTCCTCCACGGCGCCGCCGTGGGTGTGCCCGTTGCCGGGGATGGGACCGCCTACGATGACGATGGCGGCCTGGATGCCAGTACGCCCCGCCGCCGCGACGGCGGCCTCCACAAGTTCTCGCACGCTACTCCTCCTGTGTGCTCCGCACGGGCGCCTCGTCGAGCGGCTCGGCGCGCATCGCCACGAGCAGCTCCTCGATGCGCTTCTCCATCTCGGTGCTCGTCTCGGCGATGATCTGGTCCTGTCGTGCGCGCGCGGCTGGGGTGCGCGCGGCCTCGATCTTGAAGCGGCGATCGTAGCCCACGCGGATGGCGCCGCTGGCGTCGATCCCGTTCTTCTGCGACGCCTTGACGAACGCCATGTTCGGCCTGGCGATCTCCGCCAACGCCTTCTTCGTGTACTTCCGCGCGAGGGTGTCGCGGTCCACCACCTCGACGACGGTGTGGTCGTAGAAGAACCCGGCCCCGTCGGGGTTGCGCAGGGCATCGCGCCCCATCCGCCCCAGCAACACCTGAAGACGCGCGCGGCGCTCGTCGATCATCTTCTCCAGCGCGGCGGTACGCGCTCCGAGGGCGAAGATGTGCGAGAGAAGCTGGGACGCCTCGCGCTCCAGCTCGTCATGGTCTGCGGCGCCGGCGGTCATGAAGGCCCGAACATACCGCTATGCGGTCGGCTTGTCAAGCTGTGCTGGAAATACCGCAACCCGTCGTAGACCTTGAGCGGCCACGTCTTTGGGGTCGAGCGGCGGCGTAGCCGCGAGCCGCGCCAGCACGCGGGCCATCACCCGACGGTGCGCAGCACCAGTACGGAGGCTGCGCAAACCTCGCAGCGCTGCGCGCGGCGAGATGCCCTGCGGGATGGCGCGGTCCATCGCCTCTCCCAGCTCGTCCGCGAGCGTGGCCACGAAGACGCTCTCAAGGTAGAACGCGCCACCCACCGTCACGACGTGTTCGTCATGTGCCGGCGTCACGCGCGCACCACGCCCTGACATCCGTACAGCGCGAGCAGGAGCGCTTCTGCGATGTCGGGACACGGGACGCGCGCCTTCTCCTTGCGTCGGTCGCGCAGGTCGATGCCCGGGAACATGCGCTGCACGACCTCGACGGCCTTGGCCTTGGCAGCCTTACGCCGCTTCGCGCGCCGCTTGCGGTCGTCTGCTTCGTCGGCGAACGAGCCGCCGGCCGGAAGAAGGTCCATCCGCCGCTTCCACACGGCCGGGAGGATGGTCGTGTACGGGAGCCCGGCCGCCGTGAGGTACGCCTCAAGCAGGCCGTACCCGTACCCGATGGCGAAGTTGCTCTTGGCGCCTTGGTCGGGGAAGACCTGCTGCCTCTCCATGACCACGGCCGACACGCCGCGGGCACGAAGGCCGGCCACGACGAGCCAGAGGCGCGGCAGGTCGTAGTGCGGCTCGCCCTCAGTGGGGATGGTGGGGATGGGGTCGAGGAAAGCGAGCGTCGGCGGGGTCGTGGCCGTGACGCCAGCGATGTAGCCCGACTTCCCTGGGTCCACGCCGGCCACGACGGCTGGGCCCGCCGCCAGCGGCGCCGCATCCCCGAAGTCAAGCATCTCCTCCATGCCGACGGATGTCGCCATCACGCGAGGGCGCCCGGTCCGGGATCCTGGTTGTTCTCCTGGGCCAGTCGAGTGTACCGACGGCGAATCATGTCCACGTAGGTCGGGTTCAACTCGACGCCGAAGCACACGCGCCCCGTGCGCGCGGCGGCGAGGAGGGCCGTGCCGCTGCCGAGGAAGGGGTCGTAGACGGACTGACCGACTTCGAGATGGTTGATGATGGGGCGCTCGAAGCACACGAGGGCCTTCTGCGAAGGATGGTCCGCCTTCTCTTCGTCCGAGCCGGACATGATTTGGCGCGGGCTCGGGGCATCCCACACAGTCGTCTGGTTGTGCCCGCCGAACCAGGGGACTGGGCCATCACCAGGCCGCACGGCGTACCACGCGGTCTCGTGCTTCCAGTGGTACGCCGCACGAGAGATGGGCGCTACTTTCTTGTTCCAAACGATCTGCTGGCGAACGTCGAACCCTGCCGCCTCAAGCAGCGCCCTGGTCTCACACACGAAGGTGACAGCGTGCCAGAGGTAAACGATCCGACACGGAACGAGTCCGATGGCCGGGGACCATTCCACCAGCGTGGTGTCCGCGTCGCCTGCGATGCGGTCCGCGTTGCCAGGCGTGAACCGCGTGCCAAGGTAGTTGGCCGCGGCACCGTCCCGCCATGAACCGTCGAGGTCCACCCCGTACGGCGGGTCCGTGACCATGAGCAGCGGGACTTGCCCACGCAGAAGCTCCTGCACAAGCGCGTTGTCCGTGGAGCTTCCGCATGCGACACGATGGGGGCCCAGCTCGTAGATGCGGCCGGGCTGCGAGTCGCTCGGGGTGCCCGGCGGCAGGGCGACATCGGGGAGGGGGTCAGGGCCCGACACGAGGCGCCGCAGGTCGGCCTCGGTCTGTGGGAGGAGGGAAGCGACATCCGGGACCGCGAGGTCACGGAGCACGTCGCGCAGAAGGTTCTGGAGGGCCTCGACGTCGTCCTTGCCGCGGACGCGGTTGAGGGCCTGCGCCAGCACCCGGGCCTCGGCGTCGGGGATCTCGACCACGACGCACGGGACGGAGGCGAGGCCCTCCTCCTGGTAGAGGGAGAGCCGATGGTTGCCCGAGAGGGTCTCGTACCACTCGGCCGGCGTGTCCGTCATGCGCTCGGCGCGACGGTCGTCCACCTCTTCGCGCGCGTGTGCGCCGATGCACCAACTCGGGCGCACGACGTTGTTCTCGACGACGCCGAAGCGCCGCAGGCTCTCGCGGATCTTGCGGAGAGTGCCTTGCGGCACCTTGTTGACGTTCCACTCGGCCGCACGAAGCATCTGCGCAGGGACTTGGCGGACGTCGTGGACGACGAGTGGCGCAGCGGGCGGCACGCGCGGAGTCTAACCGCTAGTCGCGGGGTCCCGCAAGTTGCTGCACAACGTCGGGCGGTGGCAGGTTCGCCTTCTCGTCGAGCGGCCGACTGCGCGCGAACTCCTCGCTAAGGCGCACCGCGCCTTCCGTCGTCACGGGGGCCGAACCAGCGCGCTCGCGCACAAACGTCCGCAGCTCATCCAAGAGGAGCACCTGCTCACTGGCGGCCTGCTGCGCATCAGCGCGCGCTTGCCCGCGTCCCTGAAGGGTCCACCCAATGAAGGCCGTACCTCCACCCGCGATGGCTGAGCAGATGACGGGCACGAGGAGCTTGCGCATCTCGACGATGAGGAAGCGCCCGAACGGGAGCTTGTCGGGCGTGGGCTCCGTCTCCTTGTCCTCAGCCATGGTTGCCTCCCAGCCGCGCGATGCTTTCCAACACGGCAGGATCGATGACGTCAGCAAGGGCCGCGATGCCGTCCCGGATCTCGTCCGAGATGCGCGAGGCATCTGCCGTCCCGGTCGTGGGGAGGGCCGCGTACTCGACGGTCGAGACGATGCGGTCCACGAGGTCCGACAGGAGGGCGCCGTTGATGGGCCGCTTCCTGGCCACGGCGCGGAAGAGGCGCGCCACATCCACGAGGCGCATGCTGGCGTAGGGCGTCGAGTAGTACGAGCCGATGGCCTCGGTGACGCTCTCGCTGGTCGGCGGCTCCTTCCCGTGCTGCCACCAACCGACCCACAGACGCCGCGCCGCGGGGCTCGCCCAGCCTTCGATGAAGTCCTTCCCGTTGTGGGCGCCGGACGGGCCGAGGAAGGTGCCGTACGGCGTTCTGAGACTGGCGCTGATGTAGGCGCGGAGCGCCTGCTTCAACGTCATCCGCGCGATGGCCGCGATGTCCTCCAGGTCGGCTGCTGCGGGGTACAGGCTCCCGCGCGGCTCCGTGAGGTCCGCTAGTGCGTTGAGGAGGCGACGCTCCGTGGCGCTGAAGCGCGGAGCCGAGTCGGCAAGCACACGACGACCGTCGTCACGCCTCAACGCGACGAGGCGCTTCACGGTACGCGGCGAGAGCTTCTTCACCTTGCCGCGCAGCAACACCGTCTGCACGGCGAGCCGAGCCGCGGCCACGTCGTCGAACCCGGCGCGCTTGACGGCCTGGATGACCTGGGGGTCCGCGAGGTCTCCGCCGTCGCGGGGGTCGGGCTCGGGATCGATGGACTCGTTCGCCCGCCGCGTGCGCACGGTACGTCCTCGGTACGTGAACGGCCTTGGTCGGGGCCCCGCGACGATGGGCGACCCGCGGAACGGGTTGCTTGCCACGCCACTCGGCCGCGCCAGGGTCCGCCGCCGCATCCTACCCTCCTTGAGGCGGCGAAGCTCGCGGATCATGTCCGCGCGGGAGGGGAGGGCGTTGCGGCGCCGGATGACGTCGTTGTAGTCCTGCACGACGCGCACGACGATGCGATGTCGGCAGCGTGTACCGCAGGAAGTCTGACCGTCCCGGGGCGTGGCCGGCGCGTGAGACTTCGGGAACGGTGAGAGGCTCTGGAGGTATTCGCATCCGGCACAACGGTGGCTGTCGCGCGGTCCGGCCCAGTACAGGAGCACGTTGTCGGGCGCGGCCTGAACGCGCGCGGCCTCGAACATGAACCGCGTCGCGCGGATGTAGTCATCGAACCGCTTGCGCGCACGGTCTGGCGCGACCTGTCCGCGGTCGATGTCGCGGAGCATCGTGTTCCAGTACGTCAGCTCCTCGCGCACGGCGGCGCGGAACCACGTCTCCTCCTCGCGGAAGAACGTGGGGCTGGCGCCGAGGCGCGTGAGGCCCGACGCGTTGCGCCCGATGACGCGCATCGCTTCGTAGACCTGGCGCCAGAGGCGCGCGGACTCCTCCTGCACTTCGCGGAGGGGGCGCTGGCCAGCGATGAGGGCGTCCAGGAGGGGGCCGATGGTGTTGCGCGCGTACGCCACCGTCTCGCGGATGGCGCGCGGAGCGCCGGCCGCGGCTGCACTCATGGCCTCGCGCTGACGCTCGGGATCCGTGAAGCGGAGGGGAACATCGCGCGCCAACACGTTGGCGGAGAGCTGGGCGCGCCCGATGGCCTTCTTCGACTCGGCGAGACTCTGAGCGTCGAGGGCCGCGAGCGGCGGAAGGTTGGCGTAGGGGTTCGCGAGGAGGTGGGACGGGAGGCCCGGGTCGCCGACCACGTACACGAACGCGCCGTCGTCGACGACCTGGAGCAGCACGGCGGTCTACCCCTCCAGGAGCATCTTCCCACAACGGGGACACGCTTCCGTCCTGAGGAAGTGCGTACCACACGCCTTGTGCTCGATGAGTGGGATGGGCCCGGCCACCACGACTACTCCAGGCCCAACGACGGGCGTGACCACAAGGACGTCCGATAGCACCACGTGGGTCACGGGGATGTCCTGCGGGTTGGTCATCGCACACCATCTGGCACTGGTAGACCAGCGAGGGCGGACACGAGGCGCATGCGGGTGTGCATGCGGGTCTCGCGGACGCCGACCATGGACCGCGCGAGGGGCTCCTCGACATCGGGCACGGAGAAGTGGGGATCCTGAACAGCCTCCGGTAGGGATGCCTTGGCCGGGTCCTTGCTCTCCGCGAGCACGCCGCGATGCTTCGTCTCCCACTCGCGGCCGATGCTCACCCCGCGGCTGGATACCGCCACGTTCTCCTCGACGGCCGGCATGATCTCGGCCCATGCCACGTCCAGGGCCTCGTTGAGGGCCTTCATGTCCGGTGGCGCGTGGCGCTCCGAGGTGTCGCCGCCCTTGGCGCCGACGTAGAGGCGCCCGATGAGGTCGACGGGGAGACCGCCGTACTTCTCCAACACGAACGGGATCCACACGTTCATGTCGAGGCCGGCGTTCGAGCCGAACTGGATGGCACGCTCCATCCGGTCCATGCGGAGCTGGATCACCTCGGCGCGCTCGATCTCGACGATTGGCGCCACCGACGCCATGTTGAGGGTGAACTCGTTCTCGGGGCGGAACGGGTCGATGTTCTTGTACGCGAGGTCAATCATGACCATACGTACCAGCTCGGAGATGTAGCAGCGCTGGAGGAGGGCAGCGCGCTTGGCGAACGGCTGGTACTGTCGCGAGAGGCTCGCTCCCGGCTGGTAGACGCCCTGCTGTTCGCCGCGCCCAATGAACCCGAGCGGGAACCCGATGCCCGCAGCGATGCGCGCCAGGATGAAGTCGAGGTCGCGCAAGAGGTCGTTCTGGTTGGTGGCTGGGAAGTTCTCGATCTGGGTCTGGTTGTTCGGGCCGCGCGGCAGAACGAGGTCGCGCGCCATGTCGAGGGCGAGGCCGCTCGACTGGAAGAACCCCGACTGGGGGTTCAAGTGCCACTCGCGGTGCATGCGCCGCTCGTAGTCCTTCAGCGTGCGCCACGCCTCGTCGTGGCTCATCCCCGAGCCGTCCATCAGCACGAGCAGGCGATCGGGGCGGCGCAGGAGGCGCTGGATGACGACCTGGTCCTCCATGAGCTGGAACTCGCGCCACGTGACGCGCGAGCCGTACAAGAAAGACGACTTGACGCCGTAGATGTCCGTCATCTCGCGCGGCGGCAGGCGGAAGTGAAGCACCTGGTGTGGGCCGACGGAGTGTGTGTCCTTGCGGATGGGCTTGCCCTGGTCATCGGCGGGCGAGAACCCGATGAGGCGCCCGATCTTGTCCTCGACGCGCGCCACGGTCCACGGGTCGTACGGACGCAGCGCGACGATGCCCTCGCCGCGCTGTAGAGCCACGTGCTTCAGGACATCGCCATCACGCGCGAGGCTACGCATGTCGGGGAAGGCATTGTCGTCCGTCTTGGTGCGGTCGAGCGTGCGCGTCGCAATGGTGCGGATGTCGCTGTTCTTCGACTCAACCCACACGACTCGCTTGTGCTCAGGGTCGTACTGACCACCCTCCATCCCGTACGCGTCGAGAACGGCCGCGATGATCGGGTCCGTGTCCATCTCGCGGAACGAGAGGTGAAGCTCCAGGCGCGACTCCTCCAGCGTGTTGAGGCCGAGCGCCTTGTAGAGCGCTTGGGCCTGCGTCGTCGAGTACGCGCGCAGCGGGTCGGGCTCGTCGCTCGGGCCGCGCGGTGTGCGGACGATGCGCCGGTCGGGCGTACGGTCGAGGCCCTGGATGCGCCGGATGGTGCTCCAGGGGTGCGCCCAGATCCCGAGGAAGCTCGGCGACTCGTCCACGCGCGCGCGGGCTCCTACGACGCCCAAGGGTCGCGCGCGGCTGGATAGCGCTTGGCGTGCCACGCCTCGATGCGGTCGTTGTACGTGGTGTCGACGGCGACCATCATGCGCGCCGCCTTCTCCAGATGAGCGAACGCCTCGGCATACATCTTGTCGATGAGGTAGTCCGTGTACCCGAAGCTGTCCGGGCCGACGACAGGAGCCGGGTCGCGGTTCCGCTTGTAGTCGGCGATGAACGCGAGGAGGTCGCGGCCGATCCCCGCCGGGGCATCGTCGAGGTCGACGATGAACCGCGGATCTCCGGGGGTGCGGCGGCGAATGATGATCTCGGAGACGACCGTGCGGGCTGCGGTCAGGTCCACGGCTCGCCCCCTACGCCTGCTGGACCGCGGGCGCACTCTCAGCGTCCGACATCAGGGACGCCACAACGGCGCGGTACTTCGGGAAAAGGCTGCCGCCACCTTCCGGCTGCACATCAGGGTCGTCGGCGTCGACGATCATCGTGTTGGACGCTGGCCACTTCCGATCGACGAAGGCGAAGTAGTGCGCCGCTGCCGCCGCCGAGTAGAAGCGCAGCGCGCTGCCGCCGCCGACCAGCGGGTACCAGAACGCCCCACTACCCGCGAAGTTGCGCGCGAGGCGCGACAGCTCGGCATGCGCCGGGAACACGCTCTCGTCGAGGTTGGTGGTCCTCTCCGCGACGATCGCGCGCGCGGTCTCGATGTCCATCATGCTCAGCTCTCCATCACGCGCAGCACGTTGACCGATGCCTCCGTCGAGCCGTTCCCGTTGACGAGCAAGGACGTCACGAGTGGCTGACGGCTGAGAAGGAAGAGGCCCTGCGGCGGCCCGGCCTGGCTCGTGAACGCGCGCATCTCGTAGACGGTCCCGGCGCCGTTGACCTGGAACGTGAACGGCGCGTCGGTGATGAGCATGAACATGCCCTGCACCGTGCCGACGTTGGGCATGAGCACCGACACGGCGACGGCACCAGCCGGGACCTTGAACCCGAAGCTCGCCGGCGTGAGCACGCCCACGAGATCGAGGCGCAGTGGAATAGGCCCGCACGGCCCGGAACGATCGTCTGCGACCTGGACCTGTCCCGAGAGGGTGACCTGCGCCGTCATCGTGTCCTCGCCTTCGTCAGAAGGGCGCGATCCTCAGGTAGCGGTTGAGGCTCTCGCGCTCGCGTTGATGCACGGAGCGGGCTTGCGGGTTGAGCGTGGGTGACACTTCGTCCGTGAGGCACTTGTGAACAGCACCAGTGAGCCCATCGCCGCAGTCCTTCGAGCCGCGCGTCCCGTCGATGTTCTGGGAGCGGTGGTCGACCTTGTCTTCATCGACGTCGTGCTCCAGGCTCGCCAGCTCGACGAAGAGGATAACACGGAGCAGAGCGTCATCGCGACCCAGCCCTCGCTGCGTTGGTGTCCCGCCGAGGGGGTACGGGATCTTCACGCGCCGCTCGTTCATCACCTGGCGCAGGTCGCGGTACGGGCGCGACGTGCGGTCTACGGAGAGCACCTCAGCCTGGATGCCGGTGTCGCGCAGGCGCATGAGGTGGTCAGCGCTCATGAACTGGTCCGACGTGGCCCACTGGATGCGGAACCCGATGCGGCGCAGGAAGTCGATGAACATGCGCACGCGTTCGTAGTTGATGGGCTCGCCCTGCGGCCCAGGCATGAGGCCGACGTAGAAGTCGACCTCGACGTCCTTCTTCACGACGCCACGGCCGACCTTCGCCGGATCATCGTCATCGACGGGCTCCGTCGCCTGATAGTGCGCGGCGGGATGGACCATAGCGAACCCAGTCAGGTCCCGCGTGAGGGACAAGTCGAGGTGGATGTAGCGCAGCGCATCGGGGTGGCGGATGGGTACGCGACGCCCCATCGCGATGCGCGTGACAAGGTCCACCTCGAACGCATCCGCCAGCTCACCAGGCTGGCCCTCGTAACACGGGACGGTCTGCGCGCGGAACGGGAAGGGCAGGCTCTCGTCGAACGCCTCGGCGATGACCTCGCGCCGCGGGAAGAAGGGCGTGTACCCGCCGGTGGGGCGGTCCGCGACGGCGCGCATGGCGCCGTGCAGGTCGGCAGTGAACCGCGGGTAGTGGATGACAGGAACGCTGAGGATCTCGCCCTCGGGCGTGGGCGCCTTGGCATCGACCGGCGCGATGGCCCACGTACCATCGAGCTTGCGCTCGACCTTGTCGAGGACGAGCGGGTCGCGCACGTCGTCACCCGTGAAGAGGCGGAACCCGGGGACAGGGCCGACGCACGTCTGCGCGGGGTGGGGCCCGAGGGTCCGCGCGTCGCGCAGGCCATCCTCAGCGAGACGCTCGTAGCCGCCGGGCGCGAACTCCCAGCGTGGCCCACGCACGACGTACACGCCTGGCTTGCCCACGGCGGCGCGGATCCTGTTCTCCAGGAAGTCCTGTTTGGTGCGCGTCTGCGAGATGAGGATCACGACGCCCGGGACGCCGCCGGCGTAGTCGATGAAGCGCGACTCCATGCGCGTGGACACCTCGTGCGTCAGCGCGTCGGCGCGCACAGCGGTCTTCTCCCCCTGGGCGTAATAGTTCAGCTCGTCCGCGGCCACGGCTATGATGTTGGCCGAAAGTGCGTGTAGCGCTGTACTTCCGACGATTACCTGGATGCCCTTCGATGGCCAGTAGATGGCCTCCTTCCCAAACGGCGTGCGGACCATCACCTCGCGGAAGTACGGCGACTGGTCGATGATGACATCGCGCAGGTCGTAGAACCCGACGTCCTTGATGAGCTTCATCGTGACGCAGTACAGGCCGAACACGATCTTGCTCTTGCTCGCCAGCCCGTAGAAGCGCGCGGGGTCGCGGAGGTGGGACAGGCGCGTAATCTTGAACGCGAGCACGGCCATCGCCAGGACCGTCTTCCCGAGCCCCGGGGGGCCCGTGAGGATCAGCTCGTGGACCTTGCGCGATGGGTCACACGCCGCGAGGAAGTGTGGGCGCCACGCTGGCCACATCGACTTGCCCACGTGTCCGCAGTAGTCCGTGTGGTCGAGCCACGTCGCGGGGTCAGGCGGCACGCGGTCGTAGTCGAGGCCGTACAGCATGTCGAGCGCGGCGCGGTCCCCATCGCCCTGGACAACGGAGTGCTCGACGAGGGCCCGGAGGTAGTCGCGCCCGACGGGGGTCAGTTGGCTGAACAGCTCCAAGGACCCCTGGCCGATGTTGCGCAGGACGCGGGCGTACATCTCGGCGTCGGCCGAGGCGCCCCCGCCCGGGGGTAGACCCCCACCCCCTCCTCCCGGCGCCGACGCGTTGTCAGGAACCTCGACGGTCACGGCGAAGCCTCGCGGGGTGGTCTGCGAATTCTCGCATTTGCGCGCATCCCCACTTCACCTCACCCCCGCATCGTAAGTCTAGCAAGTTTCAGCGCCGGCAAAGCTGTACACCCCCCCCACCTGTCTACGTGTACCACTTTTGATATAAGTACTTTGATGACTCTTACTTGTACTTACTATTTTATTTTAGTACAGGACTCCCCAGATTGACGCGTTGCGTCATAGCTTTTCGTGCTGTTTTCTGCACGCTTTGCAAAATCCTGCACGCCGTGCAGAGAGTCGTGCGAATTCTTACAAGCCGTTCGTGCGAAATCCTGCCTGGCCATCCAGGCGCTCGCGCGGTCGCCCCCCGACTCGGGTGGGCGTCAGCCGGGGCCCCCAGGGCATTCCGAGGCGCTACCCCCTGCCGGACAGGGGTCAGGCCGTCCGAGGCGGTCCTAGGGCC